CAATGCGTGGTTTCTCTTCGTTCATATATGGTTCACAATTATATTGTGATGAAGCGTCACCAGATGGTGCAAAACTGTCGCTACAGAATGCCTTTCCATCAAATTTGTATATACTTCTCCCAAAATCAATCAACTTAAACAGTTTACCGTGTGTAGGAACCTTGTAGTATTGATTTTTGTATTTATAATACAAATCGGCATCTTCTGTTTCATTGTACATAATATTGTTTGTATGCAAATCATTGTGTGTGAAATGAAATACCTTCTGATAACACAATAGTATCATAACAATTTGGAATAATGTACACGCACCATTTTCCTCATTGATTTGATTGTTTTCGAATAGGTTATCAAGCGTATTATCGCACTTCTCGAGACATATTACTTGGACAGGATAGTCGTATATAATGGCGTGCGTTTCTTCGATAGAAGAATACGGTGAACTGTCTTCTGTATTTTCGTCATCCTCGGTTTCCCATTCGTCTTCATTCTCGTTCTCGCTGGTTCCACTGCTATTATTTAAGGAACTGTTTGTTTCGCTGGTTTCAGAACTCGCACCGGATTCCGGTGTTGTATTGTGCGTATGTTCTGCATTCTCATAAATCAGTTCATCGGAATGTTCTTCTTTCTCATTTGGCTGGTGAGGCAACGAGATTGCTTCGAGCGAACAAGAAGTAATGTTATGTTTGAGCGTTTTTGCAATCTTCAAGGGTTCTTTGTTTTTACAACTTCCCCCATACGTTTCATATTCATTATTTGTTAACACAAATCGCTTATTTATATTTTCATTGAAAAAATGAGAATTGCTTAAATACTCTAGGTCCTCTTCTACGTTGATTTTGTAATATTTTTGAATCGCCAGATAACTTCCGTAATAATCGATACCATGCGGAAAATAGTATTGTTCTTGTAATCGGCTCGACAAATAATAGAAAAAACCGTCAGTGTATGCACAATTGTTTACATCGTCAAATTTACTGATCGCGTGTTTTTTCTTTGCCGATGGTAAAATGCGAATATGTTCTCCACAATTGTCGTATTTACCTATCAAGTATCGAAGCGGATCTAACAATGGCGAATATTTCACAAAGAAATTTCGTTCAACTGTCTGCTTGTCTTTCGTATCATACAAATTATTGCCGCTCACCATATGATAACGATGGTTTAGGGACACATTTGTATGTGTATTGTCACTGCAGTCATCCAAAAAACGATTATATATAGGTATAAATTCTTGTATGTTCTCCATTAAGTGTTGGGGATACTCCTTGTCCTCTTTGTGAAAATTCGATGTATTCAAATCACTAAGGTTTCGTTCGATGTCTTCAATTACCTGCAACGAGAACCTAGACATAGTATGATTTTATTTATAAGAGTTGAATATATTTATATTTCTTATTATGAACTAATAATATTTCTTATTATGAAGTAATAATCTTTCCGTTTAAATCAACTTAATAATATGTTTGTATTTAGTATTATACTTCTACCATGGCATTAGAACTGAGAAAATTCAATATGCGTGAAATCACATTCAAGCCAAATGAAAATAAGGGTCCGGTTATTGTAATGATCGGTCGACGTGATACAGGTAAATCTTTCTTGGTGAGGGATCTATTATTTTATCATCAAGATATCCCAATTGGAACAGTAATTTCTGGAACAGAAGCTGGAAACGGTTTTTATTCAGAGCATGTCCCTAAATTATTTATACACGAAGAATACAATACAGTGCTTATCGAGAATGTTCTCCGAAGACAGAAAACCGTATTAAAACAAATGAACAAAGAAGTTGCTGCCTATAATAGATCAACCATTGACCCACGAGCCTTTGTAATTCTAGATGATTGTTTATACGATGCTTCCTGGTCTAGAGACAAAATGATGCGACTTTTGTTCATGAATGGGCGTCACTGGAAGATCATGCTCATTATCACGATGCAGTATCCACTTGGCATTCCACCCAATCTGAGAACCAACATAGATTATGTATTTCTTCTAAGAGAACCTTATTTAACCAACCGAAAACGTATTTGGGAGAATTATGCGAGTATGTTCCCAACCCTCGAATCTTTCTGCACAGTGATGGACCAAACAACTGAAAATTATGAATGTTTGGTGATTAACAACAATTCTAAATCGAACAAACTCACCGACCAAATTTTTTGGTACAAAGCCGAAGACCACCCGAAATTTCGTCTAGGTTCAAAGGAATTCTGGGACATATCAAAAAATATGGGTTCGGACGACGAAGAAGAATATGACCCAAGTAAGAGCAAGAAAAAAAATGCGGTATCGATTAATGTTAAGAAAACAAAGTGGTAATTAAATTTATACATCGGTATTGTCTGTATTATCGTCGGCTTCTTCAAACAGCGTTGTGTCCAATCTAACACATAATTCGGTGGCTCTTTCTATTATTTCATCCATATCTTCCAAATCTGTGTCGTCTTGGACAGCACTGGTATCGCCAGTAAAGTCCAATTCAAAACCGACTTCTACTTCTGGTTCATTGTTATCTTCCAATATTTCACCCTCCTCTAATTCAGATGAATCATTTTGAACGATCGTCTCTAAAATTACACTCTCATCATCCGAGTCTATCTCCGAAGCTACACTCTCATCATCCGAGTCTGTCTCCGAAACTACACTCTCATCATTTAATACATTCCCTGCTCTACGATTGAAGCGAATGTGTTGCATCAAAATTGGTTCTGCAATACCATCTTCGTAATTATATGGGTACTCTTCTTGGTCGACAAACGACACATCCAGATGAGCATCATTGTATTTATCCTTATCAAATGCAATCGCATTGCAAGGATGGTCCAGATTATACTTTGTTCGGTAAGTACGCTTATTCTCCAATCCGGGATTACAGCGCACACGAAGCTTTCGTCCGAACTGAGGGTTGTGGTCCAGCAATCCAAATAGTTTATAACGCAATTCATAAAACGATTGTTTGATCTCATATTTGTTTAAGGAATGTTTGTGGATAAAATACAATTTCAAATACGGTTTCATAATCTTCACAATGCAACATTTACAACATTCATCCGAAATATCGAAGTGAATTCGCCCGATAGTATAAGTTTCTACATAATCTAACATATCAAACGCGTCGTCGTACAGTTCCGATTCTTCCGTATTTTTTAAATAATCGCTAATTCCTTTGTCTCGAATGATAGTTTGATTTTTATCATAAAATGTCTTCAAATTGAAATTACACGCGAAATAGTTGTAAAATATAATAGGCATCTTGGCTGTAAACATTTTATCCATTCCAAAATACATTGCATACAGGTTCGCTTTTGTAAACGGTAGATTATTAAACGGGTTTTTTACGGTTTTGGGTGCTGGAAACATATATTCAGTATTGCATATCGAATTTTCGACAATGCGGTTCACTTCACTGGTTCGAAATAAGAATACAGACCCAGATTGATATACCTCCACCACCCCGCGATCACCTCTTTTTATCTCGTTCATCATCATATCAGTTGAATTGCCGACAACTGCCCTCTTATATTTCCATATGAACGCAAATCGGCTCATCGCCGTATAAGCACGTTGTGTAGAATTATATATGCGTATATACTCATTTTTCTCGTCTTGTGACAGGAATGGATTAATGTTTATTGCTAGTAGGTTCTCGTATTTCGATTTTTTTTTAGTAGAAGATGTGATCAATATGTCCATCAGATTTTCATAGTGAAACGCTGGTCCTAGGTTTTTATTATGAAGATACGCATTCATCATATACATAAATAAATTTTCATTATATACGCTTGCACGCATGTTGGACCATTTCGTCCAATGCACCATATATTTGTTATACATTGCCTCGTTTGCTGAACCAAACATCTTGTGTTGTTATATTGATATGTGTCTATTTTGTTGTGATAGCCGATGTAGAGGTATCTGTTTCAATTTTATGGTGTACAAATTGGAATAAAAATACAGAATATTATCTTTCTAGTTATCACAATATATTTTGTAATAGTATAGAATGCACAAGCCCCTTGCTATATTTATCTTCGTCGCGCTTCTATCCTTCGCGAATGATAAATTTCATAGCGATTGTAATAACCCCAGCATCAAAGTAGATCTAGTGAGTGTATTGCATCACTTCGTCTCTATTTATTCGTGGTTCGGTTCTTTAATATTGGGTTATCCTGAAGTACATTTATTTTATGTTCTCGCCATTATTGCGGGTTGGAATATCTTCGGCAATTGTATCATTAGTGAATGGTACAACAATGCGTGTGAATTAGATAAAAATCAGAACCACAAGGACATTCCCTATTATATTATGTCGTATATTACAAACAAAGAACGTCAATCCTATGACTACCTCATTTATATCGTAGTTTCCATAGATATTATGATGATTATTAGAAAATATAACTTAATTTCATTTTAGTCGTTTTTTTACATGGGAAAGTATATTTGATTTTGCACTTTTGGACATTTTTAAAAATGTCCAATTTTCATTTTTGTGAGAAAGTTTCTGGAAAAGAGTTTTCTAAAAACGGGTTCATCGCATAATGCAGTGATTTTGATTTTTGAGTGAAATATTTGGCTGCATACTTTTTTTATTATTTTGTCGAAAACCAATTTAGGGGATTTTTATGTTGCTATATATCAGCAACAAATGTCCACCAAAAAATCCCCAAAAATCCCCATATTTTTTGAATGCAAAGATTGTTACTATAATACAAGCAATAAAAAAGATTTCAGTAAACATTTACTCACACGTAAGCATGCGGAAGCAACGGATCGGCAACAAGAATGTCCCCAAAAATCCCCACTGCATAAATGTAGATTATGTAATAAATCATACAAAGACCGAACTGGGTTATGGAGGCATAATAAAAAATGTAGTCAACAGTTAATTGTAATAGAATCTGAACCAATGAACGACAAAAACACAAAAGAAACGACCAGTGAGGTATCAAAAGACAATTTGTTAGAAATATTGAAACAAAACCAGGAATTCAAAGAATTATTAACGGAACAACAGCAAGAAATTCATGGTTTACATAAACAGCTGATTGATACGGTGAAGCACACGGGAAATACAATCAATAACAATACGATTAACAACAACCAGAAGTTTAATTTGAATTTCTTTTTGAACGAACAATGCAAAGACGCCATCAATATGTCGGAATTTATTGAAAGCATGCAATTAGATATGGAAGATCTTACGGAGACCGGTCGTTTGGGGTATGTAGGGGGTATTTCACGTATTTTGGTGAATAAATTACAAGAATTAGATATATGTAAACGTCCTCTTCATTGCACTGATATGAAACGGGAAACCCTATACATTCGAAACAATGATGAATGGTCCAAAGAAAACAATTCAAAAGATGCACTAAAAGGGTTAGTAGATAAAGTATCGAATAAAAATTGCAAAAATATCAAAAAATGGACGGACGAACATCCAGAATACCAAGTATTCGATTCCCCTGAAAATATGGATTATGTACAACTAACACAAGCGATATTAGGCGGCATGGGTGAATTGGAAACTCGCCAATTCAAAGATAAAATTATTAGAAGCGTCATCAAAGAAGTGATGATCAATAAATAATATACGTATTGTTGTTTTGTAAATGCTTATGACTTACAAAACAAAATTATTTTTTATTTGATGATTAAAACGTCAGATTACTCCTTGTCGTCTTGATCGACATCCTCCACAATCATATCAATGTTACCATTCTGTGCCTCCTGAGTCTTAGAGGTCATCAGAAGCTCATTGCGTAGCTGGGTAGTCTCCACATCAGATACTTCGCGAGAGTCAAAGTCAACATTCTCGGTGACGCCAGACAAATTGCCGTCCTCATCAATCGTCTGGGTAAGCTGATTGCCGCTTGCCTTGGCCTTCTCAATGTTCTCCATAATCGCCTTCTTCTTGGTATCGCGAACGCGCTCCTCGAACTCCTTCTTGGCCATCTCCTCATTCTTCATCTTCTCCTTGTGAAGGGCATTTAGCTCCTCCTCCATGTGCTCTACGCGACCAGTCTTGTATGCATCAGGGTCCCAAGGGATCCACGTACCTACAGGACCAACGTAAATGTCGTGATTGGGGTCCTGCTCACGCAGCTTCTTGCAGCGATCCTCCGCCTCATCCTGACTAGGATATACGCCACGCACTTTTAGACCACGTACGCTTGTCTGGAATGCATGTTCGCGACCGAACTTCTCATTCAGCTTATCTTCCTGCTTGTCTAGGAAATTCTTATAGTCGTCCTCAATTCCACTCTTCTTCAACTTATCAGACTCCTCCTTCACAAACTCATTGAAATCCTCAATCAGTCCCTCCACCTTCACATTGTATTTATAGGCAATAAAATGGATAAAATCAAAATAACGTTCCATAGATTTAGAAAACTCCCAATTCTTGATAAACTGGTCAAATAGATATACCTCGCGTTTCTTCAAAATCTTTTCAGGAGAAACGAAAGACATACAAGCAAACTTCTGACCGGCGATAGACTGATCTTCATCGCACAAATCAATATATTTAGGATTTTCGGTCCCGTCGTCGAGGAGTTTCTTATCGTAACTCATATTATACTATATTTGTAGATTAAGATGAACTATTTAAGTGTTTTTTCGATTAGTTGTTTTCATAATATTTAGAAATTCAAAATATTTTTTATATTACAATATAATATAATACAATGTTCGACCTTACTGAGCTAGTTAAACGTGCTATCAAATATCTGATCGAGGGCCTTGTTGTTGCCCTTGCTGCTTTCGCTATCCCTAAGAAGCAGCCCAATGTGGAGGAGATTATTGTGATCGCCCTCACTGCCGCCGCCACTTTCGCTATCCTTGATGTGTTCATCCCTTCCATGGGTGAGTCCGCTCGCGGTGGAGCCGGTTTCGGTCTGGGCGCCAATCTGGTTGGCGGTCTGAGACTTGTCGCATAAGTCCCATCCTAATTTCCTAACATAAAAAATAGAAATGTCTACTTTTTATGATGTTACACTTATACAAAACTTAAAATAT